CGACTGGCAAACTGCAGAGAACGCACACCCAAAGAGATTCCTTTGCACTCGTGGACAACGGAACCGAAACACAGGTGCGGAGGTCTCCGCCTTTAAGACATGACTGTCCCCATACCCACTATCACAAAAGCCAAAAGACCTATGCCACCTATGCCACCTAGTCATCAGAGAGAATCCAAACAATGATGGAGAATGATTTGCAAATGATGGAAAAGACGGGGGTGCTGCGTGGGTGCGGGGGTCCAGTGCGAAATGATAAAAGGGGAAGGGGGTGTTGAGTGTTAAGGCTCGGAACATTGCGGACCCCTGCATGACCTATGCGGAAACAAAAAGGCCCGCCGTGTGGCGGGCCTTGATCTCTACTCGAGGACGGTGAGCGTGTAGACACGCTGCCGGTTCTTGCCGGACTGCCCCCATCGGACCACTCGTCCCGATGGCAGGCGGAACTTCTTACCGCCATACTGCTCGGCGAGGAGCCTGCCGAACTTCGAGTTGGCCCGAGCCGTGAGCACATATCGCCGAGGCCCGTCCTTCCCATCCCTCTCCTCCTTGCCCTCGAGCATCCATGTGAAAGCATTCACCTCCACGGCCGCCTCGACGACATCTTGGAAACAAAACTCCTGGTCGTCATCCACGCCCTTCGCCAGTTGAGCCACCAGAGCAGTCATGTCCGCGAGCTCAGAGTTCCCCGACTCCTCGACAGGTAGAGGCTCCATCGGATCACCAAAGCCGGCATGCTGCACCATTCCCCCAAAGACAGCGCACCAAGGTTCATACCCGCGCACGATCCGCGTTGGGCTAGGCCGACCGGCCGCATCCCAAGACCTCACGATCGACCACAGGCACGCGAGCAGTTGGGCGCGCGTCGAGGGTTTCTCAAGCCACTCATCCGAGAAAACCTTCTCGATCTTCCGCGCCTGAGGATCCGCCTCGTCAGTCAGCATTCGGCAATGCAGGAAGCGCCGAGCCACATCGGGCGTGACCTCGAGGTTGTTGCCGGTCAGGAAGACCGTGGCAATCTTCGGCACTGCAAACTTCTGCTGTGTGTTCATCTTTCGCCCCGTCCAGGTCGCCGCCGTCAGGAACGCATTAAGGGTCGGGGATTTGAGGTAGCCATTGCAGTCATCGAACAAAATGTAAGGCGAGCCTGCCAGTGACTCAGTATCCAGAATCTTTCGCCAGTCCTCCTGGTTCTCCGGAAGCGGTTGCACATCGCATGTGCCGAGAGTCGAGATGATCGCCAACTGCGCCAGCAGCGTCTTGCCCGAGCCCACCGAGTTCGAGCTGAACATAAAGTTCATCCTGCGCGCCGTCGGCCTCAGCAGCGGCGCGGCAAACATCGCCAGCATCGCCGAGATCACGATCGCCTCATTGCGCGACTGCCCATCCGCCTTCCGATCACCGAAAGGAAACTCCGCCACCAGTGCGCGCAAAACATTCCGCGCCTCCTCCAGCGGCATGTCCGTCGCATACTCCACACCCGAGTTTTGCGTGTAAGTCTGCGCCTCGTGGTCATAGCCATACTGCAGCAACTCGATCCGCCCATCCTTCCTCCGAACCGGCTGCCTCACCGTCGCCACCCGCATCAGCTCACGCTGCCGCTCAAGGAATTGATCACTCTCCAAGATCGTTGCTGCCGCCTCTACCGTGATCGTCTGGGGCTTCTTCTCAAAAACATTCGGCTTCGGCATCTCCCACTTGAAAGTCACCAGGTGTTCTTCGCAGTAAGTCCGAAACCGCCGCGCCGACATCTCTACCAGTCGCCCCTCCGGCGAGATCGTCATCGCGGAGCGCTGCCGGACAAAGACACCATTCTGCGACAAGATCCCCCCGATCTCCCGCGCCATCGTCGAGATCACCGGCACGATCTGCACCATCGGCATCTCCGGATTCTCTGATGCCGCCGCACCAGCCGCCTCCCCACGATCCGGCACGATGCCGTATTCCGCCAGCTTCGAGCTGACCATATCTCCTATCTCACTCATGTTATTTTTTATTCCTTGGTTAAAATTTCTCTCTCCAACTCCTCCGCCGCACTCGTCAGCCACTCGTCAAACCGCCCATAGTGCCGACATCCCGACAGCGCCCGTCCCACAGCCTCACGATCCGCAAAGCCCCCCATCGCCACCCGGCGACACTCCCCACGCCAAAAAGACAACACATCCCTGCGAGGCAGCATCTCAGCGATCGTCAAAGCCGGAGCACTCGGCGCGAAGTAGAGCAACTTCTGCTCCTTCTCCCCCCGCCAGCAACCAGGCAGCCGCGTAAGACGCACCGCCGACAGAGCACCTTGATCCGCGCCCGCAGCCACCAGGCCCAGCACCTCCCGCTTGATGTCATCCCATTCTCGCTTAGTGGCCGCATCAACCCGCACCAATGCATGCACCGAGCGACCTCCAGAAGTCGTAATCGCCGCAATCCTAGGAACAACCCGAGCCAATGCACCCAGCCACAGCCTCACCGGAGCCTCATCTGATTCCAGCACCATCCAGCGCCAAGCCAGCACCGACTCCTCCGAGCGACGCGACATCTTTCCCAGGCGAGGATTCGGCCGCAGCTTCCCATCCACCGGCTGAGCCAAAAACCAAACTCCATCCCTCCCAGAAGTGGGAATGCTCTGAGTCGGCCACACAGCCTGCCCCTGGCTTTTGTATTCCGAAAAAACAATCACCCGCTCGCCCGCCTCGGCATTGTAGAGCCGCGACAGAAACTCCCCCGCCTCCACCCCCGCCGGATCCACCTCCGACCGATTCGCCAACCAAGGCAAATCCACCGAAGCCGCAAAATCCCCCGCGATCCGCCGAAGCATCTCCGGCTCGTAAACCAAACGAGGGCGAGGCTTCGGAGCGAGCACCTGATCACGAGAAGCCGCCACCGAGCGCGAAGCCGAGCGATCACTCTCCCGCAGCAAATACCCATCCTCCCCAGGCCCATTCACTGCCGACCGCAGCTTGTGCTCCAGTTCATGCGCCGACCACTTCTCCGCATTCCCCTGATTCCAATTTTCCAAAATCCCCAGCGCCTCCGAAGGCGACAGCAAAAACCCCCTCACCAAAGCCCGAGCACAAAGAAGCGTGTGCGTATGTCCGCCAGCGCCCGATACCGCAGGCCCCATCTTCTGCAAATACCTCGACGCCCGCTCGGCCACAGAAACTTTGTCCTTGCTCACAAAGCCCCCCCGCTCCAGATTCCCAGCCGTTGCACACCGGCAACCCCAAGATTTTTTGTGGGAGCCGTGTGGGAGTCTCCCGCAAGTGCCTCAAATACAAGACAAAACCTTGCCTCGTGGTGTAACGGTAGGGAATTCCCTTCCACGCAAACCCCTGCAAAACAACGCTCCCCCACTTTATCCCACACGATTTTAGTGGATGCGTGTGGGAGCATGTGGGAGTCTGAGGCCATGGCGTTTTTACGGCAGACTCCCAAGTCCTCGTTCTGGATCCTCAAATACCGCGACCTCGATACCGGCCGGTGGCGCGAGGAATCCACCAGATGCCGCATCGATGACCCCAAGGAGACGCGCAAAGCGCAGCGCATGGCGGAAGCCGCCGCACGCCGCGAGGCCCAGCTCGCGCCACGCCACCAGGGAGATTTCATCGAGTGGGCGCCACCATACTTGACGGCACATTTTTCAAACGCGCACTCAAAGAAACGATACGAGCTGGCCTGGTCCCGCTGCGTCGAGTGGATGCGATTGGGCAATCTCAGGCACCCCGCCGACATCCGATACGAGCATGCCAGCCAGTTCATGGATTGGCGCAAAGACCAAGGCGCCTCGCACAATACCGCACGGCTCGAGCTGAAGCTCTTCTCCTTCGTCATGCAGGAGGCGCTCCGCCGCGAGCTTTGCACCAAGAACCCCCTTGCGCTCGCCAAGATCCCCCGCACGGCGCCAAAGCCGAAAAAAGAACTATCGACCAAGGATTTTGCCGCCGCCCGCTCCGCCTTCGCCGACCGCGCCGCTTGGATGCTCACGGTGTTTGAGATCTGCGCGCATCTCGGCTGCCGGTTTAGCGAGGCCGAGTTCGGCCGCGAGGATGTGGATTTTAAAGAGAAAGTCATTTGGCTCATCGATTCAAAGCGGAAGGACGGCGACCCTCGGAAGCGATACGCCGTGCCCATGCCCGCCGGCCTCGCGCAGCACCTGCAGCAGGTTTTTAAAAAAAGCGACCGCACCAGCGGACCCCTCACCGGTGACCAGAACCGAGTCTTTAATTCCATCCTCAAAACCGCCACCGGCGCCACCAGCCACAGCCTCCGCGTATCGTTCGTCACTCGTTGTCATCGCGCCGGTCTCAGCGAATCCCAAGCGATGAGGTTGGTGAACCACTCCACGCGCCTGGTTCACGCCGTGTATTCGAAGCTGAACCTGTCGGATGCTCATTCTGCGGCAGCCTTGGTGCCCCCGCCTGGTGCGCTATAAAGTCCCGCACCCATCGCACCGTGGTCTTCCGACCAAAAAACGGACATCCCTTTTGTTTTAGAAAAGCAATCTCGTTCTTTGAAAGCCCGATGACATCCGCCATGTCGCATGGGAAAGCCAATTTGTCTGGATCATATTCCGCGATCATTTCTCAATCCTTTCTTGGTAATTTTTCAAAACCTCCCGCGTGTATTCGCTATTCGGCGACAGCAGGGCCACGGCCAACTCGGCCGCCTGCTCGCGCCACTCCTTGATCTCCACCGATTGCTCCAGCAGCCGGGCACCTGCCTCGAGGATCGCCGCCGAGGCCACGCCATCCTCGCTCACGATCTCGCCCGCCAGGGCGTGCATCGCCGCCGACAAAATATGCGTCTCTGTTTTTCTCATTCTCTGTGTCCTCTGTGTTCTCTGTGTTCTCCGTGGTTAAAGCGGAGGGTGTGGGAATGGAGCCCAATGCAGGACCTCCTCCTCGATCTTGTCCGCCGAGACGAACCTCCAGACGCGGCCATCCAGGAACCCCGTCCACACTTCGCCGCCCTCGAGGTGCAGCAGCACCGTCTCCTCATCATCCGGCAGCTCATCAGCCACCGGTCGCCAGAAGAGTTGCCGAAAAAACTTTGGCTCCCTCTCCGTGCCCTCTGAGTCCTCTGTGGTTGAAGTCTTCATTGCTCTTCCCCTCCGAGTTGAATCAGCGTCGTCGATGCCGCGCGGTGCGCTCCCGCCATGTCCGCCAGCAGGCTTTTCACCTTCGCCAGGCGGCGGGGCTCCCACTGAACAGGGAATCCATCGTCCTCCGCCCGCTTCACCCACCGGAGGAAATCCATGTGGATCGCCTCGAGCGTGAGGATGCCCGTCGTGCCTGCCGAGGCCGTGCCACCCCGCGTCGATTCCTCCCGCACGATCTCCCCCGCTTTGATCGATTTCTTGAGTTCGCTTGGCGAGAGACCCTCCTCCTCGGCGATTCTCAGCCAACGCTGAGCCGTGTCCTGCCATTCTTGTCTTGCCCGGCTGAGGCCATCATCCGACAGCGACTTCGAGAGCGCCAGGTGGTGTTCATCGGAGAGAGCCTCGCTCCGCGCGCCCTCGAGGGCCTCGAGAGCCTCCGCAGCGCGCAGGTCCTTAAATTCCATCTGGAGCGACTTCTCGGCCGACTCCACGATCTCATCGCCGAATTGCCTGCGGCCTTCCATGCGCCAATCCGCCATCCACCGCAGCGAGGAGCCGCGCGCGGCGTGGACATAGCGCCCGATCTGCTCCCATTCCTCTTGGATGGGGGTGCGGGTAAATACAAGAGCCCCGCGTGAAAATGTGCAGAGCCCTTCCGGTAGTGTCAGGGTATTTGTGGTGTTCATGATTCTATCGTTTCTCCCAGGCTTTGAGTTGTGCATGCCGGAAGGTCTGCCTGGAGCTTTCGGCCTTCCGGAATTTGAAGACGCCCAGCCGGATCTTGTCGGCCCACTGGGTCGTGTAGTGGCTCACGAGGGCGCGGGTGCAATCGATCTGGCGAGCGATCTCGGCCTGGCTGTGAATGCTGTTCGCCTCATCCAGGCCGGCCGCGAAGATCAGCCCATAGACTTTGGCGCGGATGTTTTTGCAGGGCCTTGTAAATTCTGAGAGCACCTTGGAAAGGATTTGGGCCACTTCCCAATCCACGCTCTCCGAGAGGGCGGCATCCTTGTAGTCTTTGATCCGGCGGGCGAGGGCTGGGCCGACGCCCATTTCCTCGCAGATGAGATCCACCTCGGTGTCGATCTCGCTCATGTCGTCGTAGTAGTGGGGCTCGCGTATCATTGCATGCTTTGGCGGATGAGTTCGTGGGCTTTGGCTCGCAATTCCTCGGAGCGGCGCAGCAGCGCGATCGCTTTCTGCTCGAGGCGGATTTTTTGCGGGTCTTTGGAATATGGCGCCAAGCGCGGGGAGGGTTTGGGTGTCATAGGGTGGCGAGCTCGGCGCGGAGCTTGGCGAAAGCCTCAGCGGCCTCCGCTTGGGTGAGCCGGGGGCCTTGGGTGCGCATCCGGCGAGATTTCGGGGCGGGGGGTGTTGGCTTCGCCAGGAGTTTTTGGGCGGTGGCCAAAAGCTGGGTGGCCGTGGCGAGGAGTTGAGCGGCGGTTTTTTCGTGATTCATAGGTGGGTTAGGGTTTGGAAGGTGAAATGGCGGCGCATTGCCAGAGGAGTTCCACGGCGGCGAGTTGGCAGTGGTTGAAGCACTCGTGGCACACCGGCCCGAGGTCCGGATCCAGCAGCTTCGAGACACGCGCCTCGCCCACCGCATCGCAGACCAGGCAAAGGCAGCCGACTTGGTCTTCGGAGAGTTCGATGCTATTCATCGAAGTCCTCCCATTCCGCCCACCGCTGGCGCTTCTCGCGCATGCGCTGGATGCGGTCATACATATTGCGCTGCCCGAGCTGGTAGCACGCGAAGCAGGAACCAAAGGCGATAAAGCCCAACAACACAGCTTCCCAGGCACTCATTTCGCGGCCTCCTGTTTTTTGATAGCAGCCGCTAAAATCTTCGCCTTGGTTTTATAGCCTCGCAGGATGCATTCTTCGTGTGCGACTTTTAGAGTCCACAGACATGGCTGATGTTTTCCCGCCTTCTGAAACTTGATTTGTGTCCTTAGATCATCGACGGAGTTATGAACCAGTCGGTCCACATCTTCGCCATTTACAATGATTGCAGATTGGCGAGGCATTCTGAAAAAATTGCCTTTTAGACCCTCAGTGCGCTCTGTGTCCTCTGTGGTTGATCTGATCATTTCGCTAACCTCCTGGTCATTGCCGCCAGCACCACAGGCACGGCGAGGAGTTGGATAAATTCGATGCCGTAGCCGAGGCATCGAAGGATGGTTTCATGGGTCTCACTCATTTTTTTTTGGGTTAAGCGGGGGTGGAAATTTCGGCGTTAGAGCGGGCGCTTGAGGTATCGCGAGCGATGAGGTGTTGGATGTAGCTCGAAAGGCTCCGATGCTCTTGTTTGCTGCGTTCCAGAGCATCTCGGAGAAGTTGGCGCGACATCGAAATTGTCCGCTTTTCCGTTTTTTTTCTCGTCGTGTTCTTCATACTTGTGGCGCGGAAAGTATGAAGATTGGTGAATGGGGTCAAGACCTTATTTTCACATTTTGTTGTTTTTATTCATACTCAGTATGAAAGTTGATTCAGAAATGAGTGAGACACCTAAAAAACAAAAGAAGCTGTGCGAACGCCGGACGATTTCCTTCGATGCCGATCTGTATGCGCTGGCGCTCCAGAGAATGAAGCAAGAGGGGGAGACGATGTTTTCGCGCTATGTGCAGACCCTCGTGCGCAAAGACACTGCCCGGCTCCGCGCCGAGGCTTTAGCCAATGAGATTCCGGCAGTTCAAGAAATGGAGATTGCCTTGGTCGCCGATGAATCCCCAGAATACGGGAATAAAGGAAACGAAATTGCGCCGCCTGCCCGACGCTCCTCAGTTTCTTACACCCCGAAAAGAATTAAACCAACCAAATGAAAATATTATTTTCCACGCTAGCCGCGCTTTTAATAGCCGCCAGCTTCGCCCAGGCTAACTCCACCCGCGATGCGCAGTTTTATTTGAACGCGCCAGAGAAATACGAAGGCAAAAAGATTGTGCTTTACACCGCCCATGTCCGGCGACAAGCCGACACCGAGGACGGAACCAGGGTGATCTTCAGCGCTTATACGATGTCGCGCGATGAGGATGAGACCTCTTACATCGATGTCCTCGTGCCAAAAGCCAAAGCCGAGGCTTTTGCGAGGCGCTACGGCACAGATTTCAAATACCAGGGCGGAAAGGTGCGCAAGATGTCCATGCGAGGCGTGCTGAGCCAGATCAATGATATCTGGTATCTCGACACGACCGCCGAGGATTAAGCTGCTGTTGCCCTAAAGGACTTTATTGAGAGCCGCGAGGAGGGCGGCGTGGGCTGCTGGGGAGCAGTCGTCTTTGCGGCCGGGGGCGATGTCGGCGTGGCGGAGAATGTTGGCGAGGGGGATGTGGTGCTCGCGGAGGATGGGGAAAAGGTATTCGACGGCGGAGAGGAGGGCGTCTTCGCTGAGGGTGGTCGTGTAGGTGTCGCCTTCCCAAGCTAGGCCGACGGAGAAAGAGTTGCAGTCTTTGCGGCCTTGCCAGGAGGAAACCCCGGCGTGCCATGTTCTCTGGCTCGGCAGGGCGAGGACGGTGCGTTTGCCGTTGCGAGCGATGATGCAGTGGTAGCTGACTTTGCTGGCGGGGTCGGAGCACCACGAGACGCTTCCGGCGTAGGCTCCGCTCGTGTGGTGCAAGATCACATGGGTGGGCTTGATCACGCGGCCGGCGCTGATGTTGGGCGTGCGCTTGTTGGTCTGTTGGTAAAACTTTGGCTCGGGCTTCAGGAGGCCGGAGGTTTTGGCGGGCTTTGGCGCTGGCTTCGCGGGCTTCGGCTCAGGCGCGGGTGCGGGAGATTCTGCCGGGCGTGGCAGCATGAAGAAGCGGGCGAGGAGGGAGATCATTTGTCCTTCAGGGCGGGCATGGTTTTTTGGAACTCCCCAAGGGCGTTCCAGAGGTCGCGGTTGGCGGCTTCGCCTTCGCTGAGGCGTGGCTCGAACCGGACCGTGGCGCGGATGTGGAGCGTGCCAGCCTCGCCGATCCGGTCGCCGAATGGAGGCATCGGGACGGCCACGCACGAGGTCAGGAAGGCCATTGCGAGAAAGAGCCAGCCGAGGATCATGAGCACGGCGGCGACCTGTTTGGGGTTCATTTTTCTTTTCGCAGGAGATTGATCAATCCCACGAGGCCGAGACCGGCCGCCACGATTTGGTTCTGAAGCTCGGGTTCCAAACGCACGCCCAGAGCCGTGGCCACCAAAATTGCACCCCTCCAGGAAGACGACTCGGCCGCTCTGTCGAGAATGTAGAAGATTGCTTTCATGCTTCGCGGCGGGGTGTCAAAGGGTCAGGGATTGTGCCGGTCGAGCTTGGACTCGAGTCGGTCCATGATCGTGATGGCGCGGTTGGTGGTCTGCTGGTTGCTGGAAATCACTTCGAGCATTTCGCGGTTGGCGGTTTTGAGGTGCGTGACGAATTCCTCGTTTTGCTGGTCCATCTTTGTTTCGACTCGCTCGAGGCGGCGGGTGAACCAGCGGAAGAGGATGCTGGCGAAAATGAGGCCGATCGCCACGAGCGCGATCAGGTGCCAAGTGGCATCCTGACGCGCGGCGTGGTTTATGATGCCGAGGGCTGAGTCGGGCGTCATGAGTTAGCCTGGGCAAGGAGATTTCCGACGATGGCCGTGGTCGCGCAGTTATTGAGGCGCTCCACGACAAGGGCGTCGGTCTTGACCTTAATCGCGGCGACATCACTGTTTGCTGGGGCCGTGTAGGCGCTGCCTGCGAGGCGGGTTCCGACGGCGACATCCAGTTTGGTGGAATTGGCGTCGATCTCCTGGCGAATCTCGACCGCTGTCGGTCCGCTGGCGCTGGTGAGCGTGCGGGTGGCGTGGCTCCAGATGTCAGTTGGCGTGACGCTTGCCGGGGCGTTGGTGAGGTTGGTCACCGTGGCAAGCGTGCCGGATGGCGAGAGTCTCGAAGACACCGAGGCGTCCAGACGCCCGAGTTCTGTTGCGAGTTCAGTTCGCACAGCTCCGGCCACTGTTGAGGCTGATGGCGCCGAGGATGTCGGGATGCTGTCGATCTTGCCTCCGACGCGCTCGAGGTCGGCACGGACGGCAGCGACGAGCGAGACTTCAGAGAGGTTTTGGTTTCCGATTGCGCCGACGATCGCGTTGAGGACGGCTTGGCCGTCTGCCTCGTTGAGGAGTGAGCCTTCGACTGCCGTTGCGATCTGTGCTGTTGTCGGCGCGGCGCTGTATGCCGAGGACGCTAGGCGGGAAGAAACGGTTGCATCGAGGTTTGAGATTTCGGTCAGTTCCGTGCGCACGGCAGAGGCCACAGCGGCGGCTGTCGGGGCGCTGGTCGGGGCTGTGTAGTCGGCATCTGCGAGGCGGCTCGAGACGCTGGCATCGAGATTACTGAGTTCGGTTAGCTCGGTGCGGACGGCGGTGGCTACCGAGGCGGCACTAGGCACGCTCGGGAGGTCGCCGGTCGTGAGGGTTGAACGGCTCGAGATCGTTGCGTCGAGGTTTGCTAGCTTGGTGCTGTTGGAATCCATCTCGGTGCGGATCTGGACCACGGTCGGGATCGAAAGGGCGGAGATGGCGGACTCAACGAGGCTTTGGTCAGCGGGGTCGCTTGGGAGGGCATCGGTTTTGCTCTTGATGGCGGTGATGTCCGAGTTCGCGGGAGCCGTGTAGCCCGAGGAAGCAAGGCGCGAGCTGGTCGCAGCGTCGAGGTTTTCGACTCCGGCGCGGCCGAGAACCCATAGGCTCGGGATATGCTGGGCGTCTACGGTGGAGTCGCTGGTTTTGAAGATGGCGGCGTATTCGCCCTCCGAGGAATTGTCCGATGAGAGCGTGTAAGAATACAACCCGCCGCCGAGGGCGGTGGCGCTGCCAGCGGTCACGATCTGGGTGCCGCTTGGATTGTAGATGTCAACGGCGACGGTGAGGCCGGTTTTGCCTTGTTTGCTCGCCGTGTAGAAAGCGAGGAATTTAACGGAGGTGGAGACTTGTTCGAGCATGGTGTTGGTGGGTTAGATTTCTTCTTCGGGTTGGGGCAGGAGCGGGAGGACTTCGGACATGGGGAGGACTTCGACGGATGGGAAAAGCTCGGCGGGCAGGTGCGCAAATCCGCCGGAGTAGAGGCCGCCGGGGCCGATTTCGGTAAGGAGGTCGGCGCAGAGCATTTTTCGGCCATCGGTGAGATCGACAGGGCTGGCGACATGGCGGGGGTTGCCGTGTTCGGCTTGGACGGCGGCGAGTTGCGCGGCGAGTTCGGGACTGAAGACCAAGGCGAGGTCTTTCGCGGTCTCGTAGCTCACGGGCTGCTGGATGAGGTCGGCGAGTGTCATGGTATGGCGGCGGCGAGGGCTGTCATGAGGTTGGAGACACGGGTGTTGAAAAGGGTGAGGTTAAGGGATTCGCCGATTGAAAAGAAAGACAAGCGGGCACCGTGAACATTGGAAAGCACCCCGTCATTATTGCTTGCAAAAACATAATTATTAAGAGAAGAGGGGGTTGCGCTTGATCTTGTTATGGTTGTCTCGGCTGTATTTGGTCGCTTAAAAGAAAAAGAGGCTGCGAAAGAACGGCTTGCGCCATAAAAACCTAATGCGGTGGCCGAGGCGGTAGTAGTTCCAGTGGACGAGCTATTTAATCTTGAATAAACAAGTCCGCCGCTAGTTAATAAATCGGACTGGACGAAAGGAGTGGCCTGATAATGCCCTATCCAGGTTTTTGTCCCAGAAGATGTTGCATTTTGATAAATAGAAATGTGGCAATTATTTTGAGGGTCAGAATTTGATGGGCGGTTTGTATTTAGATATTTTGTTGTGCTGTTTCCAATTAAACCAGTTTTTCGGTTGAAGTCAGCGGTGACAAAGTTGTTATTTGTCGGGGCCGTGCCGACGAGAGGGACGAGTGCGCCTGAAAGAGTCCGCGCCCCTGCCAAAATGCAGGATGATTTGAGCGCAAGCCACAGACCATCGCTCACACAACCCGAGATGAAATTTTGGTATGCAGTTTTGACGGCGGATTCTAAAGGTTGGCCGTCTGCTGATTCAACGGCGGCGATGTAGTCGGCGGCGATCTGAGCGGCGTTTACCCCTGCCATCGTCGGCACGCGGAGGGGGGAGAGTTGGCCGTATAAAGGGCTAAGCATAGGTCAGATTCGCCTTGCTTGACCACGCGCCGGTGGCGGAGCTTTCGGTGCTGGTGGTGCCTGCGGCGTTGAAAATGGTTCGGGAGATTTCCCAGGCGGCGCTGTCGTAGACGCTGCCGTTGTTGGGGAAGTCGGCGTAGAGGAGGAAGCCGAGGTAGGTGGTGGTGCCGTCGGCGGAGATGTCGAAGGCCCAGACGCGGTCGGGGGCGTCTTTGGTGCCGGCCAGTTTATACACCTCTCCCGTGCTTGGGTTGCGCGAATAGAGTCGCCGGTCGGCGTGGTTCACACAAATTTCTCCCAAAGCCAAATCTGTGGCGAGTGGGACCTTCGACGCTACGGTCGAGGATTTGGGCTTGATGATGGGATTTGCCATGTGGCGGGTTTTGTTTTGCGGAGTTTTGAACCCCCGCTTGGCGAGGCGCTATTTGAGCGCCCCGCCGGGGTTGGTGGGCTGGTTAGTAGGTGCCGCCGTCGATGCTGGCCTCGAGGCTGTCCAGGCGAGCGTCGAGCGCGTCGTCTGCACTGGCGCGGGCGGTTGCCTCGCTTGTGATGTTGCTTTGCAGGCTGGTGTCAGCGCTGGCGCGAGTTGTCGCTTCGGCGGTGATGTTCGACTGAAGGGTCGTGTCAGCGCTGGCGCGTGTGCTCGCCTCGGCGGTGATGTTCGACTGAAGGGTCGTGTCGGCGGCTGCGCGGGCAGACTCTTCGGCGTTAATGTCGGCCTCAGCTGCGGTTACGCGGGTGGCAAGGGCTGTCGCGGCGGACTCGACGGTGTCGATGCGGCCACCGAGGGCGGTGTCGGCATTCGTGCGGTTCGTGACTTCGGCTGCGAGAGCGGCGTTGTTGCTGGTCACATAACCGGCGAATGCGGAATCGTTGGTCGTGTCGACCGAATTGATCAATGTGACGATCTCGGCGAAGGTGTCCTTGTCGGCATCAGCGGCGGAGAGGATCGCATCGATGCGGCCTTTTTCAGTCGTGATCTTGCCGTCGAGGGTTGTGTCTGCGCTGGAGCGAGCGGAGGCTTCTGAGCTGATCGCGGCGGCGCGGTCGATGATCTCTTGAGCAAGGTTCGCGGCGATGACGCCTTCAGCTGCGGTGGCGCGGCTGATCTCGTTATTGAGGTTTGTCGTGAGGGTCGAATCCGCTGCGGAGCGAAGCGAAGCCTCGGCTGCTACTGCATCGCTAACGAAGGTCTTCTTTGCGAAGATGTGCTCGCCCGCGATCGGGAGAACGCCTTCGGCTGTGCCGATGAAAAATGACTTATTTGTGGAGTCGAAGGCGACTTCCCCGACTTGAAGCGACACCGGAGAACCGGAACCGCGCTTGATGCGAATGATAGGATTAGGCATGACTAATTAGGTGGAGTTGGTGGTTTTGGTTTTGGCTGTTCGTGGGTGGGTGATTGTCAAAAATTACCGGCATCGATGACGGGGATCATGAGGGCGTAGGCGGCTGCGGAGGGTGACCAGCGGTAGGGCATGCCTTCGTCCATCGCCATATACAGGCGGTCCGTTTTTCCGACGCTCGGGAAGCTCGAACGGTTCGGGTATTCGACGACGCTCGGCGGGAGCGTGAGATCGAACGAGGAGAGGTCGAGCGTCTGGGTTAGGTTGCTTTCGGTGATTGTTGTCATGCGAATGCAAGAGTCTCCCGGTTAGCCCACGAGCCGGTGGCGGAGGCGGTGGCGAGGATTTGGCCGGCGGCAGAGAGAGTGGATCGGCGGATCGTCCAGGTGGTGGCGGTCTCGGGGAGTGCTGGCGCGGCGGGGCGGTCGGCATTGAGGAGGCGGCCGCTGTAGGTGGTGAGGCCGTTGGCGGATTGGTCGAAAGCGTAGAGGTAGAGGGTGGGATCGATCGGCGGCTGGACGGTGCGGAGGCCGAGGGCGGTGCAACTGATCTGCATTCCGCTGGCGGGCGCGGAGTCGAAGGTGATGGTGCCGGTGGCTTCGCTGACGAGGTAGTCGGTGGTGGGGGTTTGCGTGACGCCGTTGAGGGCGACGAGGACATGCTCGGGGTCAGAGCTGACTAGGCCGTCAATCGGAAATGTGACGCTGGTGCCGTCGCCGATGCGGACGGTGGTGTTGATCTGAAGGCCTGGGGCCGAGGCGATGATGTAGGACGAAAGGCCGGTGATTTCGGTGGCGGCGTGGGTGTGGACCGTGTCGGCTTTGCTGGCGAACTCGGCGGAAACCCAGAGGTCATAAGCAGGCGAACCAATCTCAGGGCGGAAGAGCGCCCAGGAAAAGTGACCGGGGGGATAACCGGGGTTATTCGGGTTGCTGACGCGAATGTAGAGGAGGCCGTCAGTGTAGGTGACGACATCGTTGTAAGTGTAATCGAGCCCGTTGTTGTAGGCTCCGCGATAGGTGACAGGCTCAGGCTGGAGGGCGGTGTCGGCGAGAGCGCCTTGGGCGGCGGTGGCTTTGCCGTCGATTTCGGACTGGAGGGTGTTGATCGCGGCGGCTGCTTCGGCGATGGAGTCGAGCGCGGCTGGGTCGAGGTTCGCGGCGAGAAAATCGATCCTTTGGCCGAGGGCTGTGTCTGCGCTGGCAAGGTCGGCGAGGTCGGCATCGAGGCCGGTGATCTCGCTCTTGAGGTGCGTGTGGGCGGATGGCGCAAAAGTGGACGGCTTGCCGGTGAGCGATGACCAATCGACGGGCGGGGAGACGGCGACGACGGCGCTGGCGAAGTCGGTGATCTGGCTGGCGGTGTGCGTGTGGGCCGAGGGAGGGAAGGTGGCGGGCTTGTTGAGGACGCTGTCCCAGGTCGGCGGCGGGGCGAGCTGCGCGATGGCTTGCGCGGTGCGCAGGGGGGTCATCCATTTTTCGTTGTCGGTGCCTGCTTCGGCTTGCAGTTGCGTGGCTTTGCCGTCGGGGAGCGCGGCGGGGGTGGCTTCGTCGCCGAGGATGACGCTGTTCTGAATTTCGACTTGGAGGGTGGCGGTGCGGAGTGCCTGGCTCGGTGCGGTCCAGCGGATCTCGAGGAAGGCGGCGATGCTGGCAGGGTCGAGAGAGAAAGCGGCCTCGACCGGCAATGTGTTCAAATCGAGGATTGTTTGGCCGGGGGCCGCAAGAGCTAGAAAATTGGAGTCGGAGAAGGAGGACTTGAGCGCGACGGTGGTCTGGGTGCCGAGGATGGGATCGACGGCCACGCCGTTCTCGACGAAGACGACCTCGAGCGGCACCTGGTCGCGGCGTTTCAGCACGAGCGTCTGGAGCGCGACATTCGACGCGGCGGACTTCACAAACCGCCGGTTTTTTGAATCGAGGAAAAGTTTCATGCCGCTCGAACGAGCGGCGGGTGTCAAATCGAGCGACTCTCCGAGCGTTTACTGGAGCGGCTCGGAAGGATTAACCACAGAGGACACAGAGGGCACGGAGACGGATTCCCATTTGCCAATCGGGCAGCGTTCGGTGGCCATTCGGAGTTTTGCCCAGGTGGAGCATCCGCACTTGCGGCAGCGGCCTGTCTTGTTAAGTGCCTGCGCGTCCCATTCGGGACAGGCGCGGCAAATGGCTTCGCGGGCGGCGAGTGCTTCGGGGGGGGTAGTCGCGAAGCCGGAAAGGGCGAAGCTGTGCGCGGCGTTTAAAGCCGAGCGCATTTGCTTATGCGACTCACGCAAACTTTCCGGCATTTTATTCATGAAATCCTCGTAGGTCATGACACGGTGACGGTGAAATTGAAATCCGTTGGCGGCCCCATAAATGGCGGGACGCATTCCGCTGAGATTGTAAAATCATAAGACCCAGCCGGATTTAAACTGGTTATATTAACTGAATCAGAACCTGCTACGCCGCAAATATCGGGACTTCCCTCAAATATGAATTCAAATGTGCCGGATACGCCAAGAGAAAGCGTCCAACAGCATCCGCTTAACCTGCCGTTTGTTGAGCCCCTGTTAATATTTATGAGATACAAATTCGTTCCGACTGCACCAGAGCCGAATGCATCCCACGAATCAGAGCAAATGCGCGGCGGAATGTTTGGAAATGGAACAAGATCACAATTACCCGATGGGCAAATAATCGGTGGATATTGAAACTCCGTAAGGCTTCCGACTTGATCCCCAGATAGAGAGAAATTGAAATTACCAAGAAACGGAGGGCAATCGCGGCATGGCTGGAAGTCCTGCGGGCTAGAACACGCACACTCCACCGCGCGGAGGCCTTTGGGCGAGTCGGTCTTGATCTTGATCTTGTTGGCGGATGTTCGACCGAGGGTCATTTTTTGAAGGCAGAAGGATGAAGGATGAAGGAAGAAAAATCTTTCCGGTTTTCGGTCTCAGGTTTCCGGTTTTGCATTAGCATTTCTCTGTTGGGAGCCATTCGATGCGGCCAAATTTGATTCCTAAAACGTAAATTCCGCCTCCGGCAGGCGGTGGAGGAATCGGCGAGACCACATACAACTCTCGGGTGGCATGCCCGCCTAGACCAACAGTGCCCGCCGATTTTAGTAGATTTTCTGAACCGTGCGGCGTGGCCTCATTGACGATTACCGTGGCTGCGACAAAATTCTGCATTAAATCTCTTGCGGATATGCTATAAGGATACCCTGTCGGGGAGTCCAGCTGCGCGGATTGTGAAAAGTCGTGCGGAGGGTTCATATGTCTGGGACTGACCTCCAGTTGCTTTCGTTTTTGTATTTTTCCCCGTAAGGGGTGCTTTTAAAGCTAACAAGTTCCCATTTTGGATCGCCGATTTCTACAGGAGTTCCAAAACTTGTTTTTGCATAAATCTTGCTAAAATTAGGATCGGCGGCAGGGGCTGAATAATGGCCAGAGGGGCCGTCCGTAAATGTTAAAACACTGGCCGTCTTTGAAATACCTTTGCAAAAATAAGGCTCTGCGTTGTCTTGCACTGTATCGTTGCCTTCTTCATCGGTGGTGACAACTGTGAAGGTGCGCATGCCATTTAGCGTCATTAGTTCAAACCCAACGGTTTCTGTATTTGTCATGGTCTAAGAATTTTTTGTTTAGGGAATTGGTCGGTGGCAATCCATTTTACCCCGTCCCATTTTAAATATTGGTCGGGTTTTTCGCCTGGCATAATCGGCGCTTTTAATTTTACGGAGCGTTGTTGGTGGCCCCCGGCGGCTGCATTCTCTGTGATTACGAATTCTTCCAGATTAAAATCGGGTGCAGCATAGACGAAATTCTTATCGAGGTCTCGACCGCGAATTGCGTAGGGATATCCCCCGCTCGCGGCAGATGCCGCGCGCTGGGCGAGAGCTTCAAAAGATATCGGCGGGTTAGTCATGTTGTGGGGGGGAGTTCGACGAACAGGCCGAAATAGAGGTTGTATGTTACCGAATAGGTTGCGGAGTAAATGCTGATCGTTGGCGTGAAACTTTGCGAGGAAAGTGACGATAAAAACTGCGTCGCAAGGGGGGATTTTAATTCTGTGGTGTCTTGCTCGTATTGGCGACCAAGATTAAAAATTTCGTTTGCGGCCCATTGATTTTTTGTTTGTTTAATAGTTAATGGGCGCGACAAAATTGGAATTGTTACTTGCCCATCGAATGTCTCACTAACAGTGCCAGATTCGGCAATGATCTGGATTTTTTTGGAGGCAAAGCGATATTCCTCGCGTAAAGGGAACAATTTCCGGCCGTTTTCGTCGCGAGCCCACTCCAAAAAAGATACCTCGAAAATTAAATCGACAGACTGCTGAAAAATACTTTCATCCTGTTGTGGATCAAATATTTTGTAGCCTGTTGCTGATATTTTTTGAAATGGCGATGTGTCAAAACTAATGATTGGGTTTGGGTAAACATCGCATGAGCCTTCGGAGCTTTCGATTGCAGCCACATCGATTGGCATGTCTTTCGGCGCAATGAATTCAGCACTGACGGCCATGAGCCCGTTTTTAAATTTTTGCTCCCGCTTGCTTTGCAAGATCGGCCATTGTGTTGCGTTTGATAAATAAATGCTCATTTTAAAAAAGAGCAGGCTGTGGTAGTTTTTGGTTTAGTTCGGTAAGGAGGTTTTTAATGTCCTCTACGAGGCCCGAGAGGACGCTGGATTTGTTGCCAGAACCTTCCGGAGGCTCGCCAGAGAGGGCAAGCTTGATGGGTTTCTGGAGTTCGGCGCGGATGGTTTTGATTGCGTCGCTGGCATCGAGGGTGAGCTTTTGGGCGGTGCTGGTGAATTGATCGAGGGAGGTTTTGAGCGGTGCGGTGTCGCCGTCGAGGGGGACGGTGGCGGTCTTGGTGGAGAGGTCGGCGATCTTTTGCTCGGCGGTGGTCGTGTCGGCGTCGGCGGTGATGGTGGCTTTTTTTCCGTCGTTGTTGAGGATAGCGGTGAGGGCGTCTTTGGCGGTTTCGGCATTTTTCACGCCGAGCGATTCGACGATCATTTTGGTGCGCTTCTCGCCGATGATGCCTTTTAGCGCGTCTTTGAGTTGATCGATATTCTCGAAGCCTTGTTTTTCGAGGAGGGCTTTTGCGGTCTTGGTGCCTTTGAAAGAATCTAGGTTGCCGATGGCGCTTTTCAGGTCGTCTTCGCCGGTGATCTGCATGGCCAGTTGCGCTTGGGCGGGCGTGGCTACGGCATCGAGGTTCATCTTTACTTCTTCGAGGCTCTTGGCTCCCAGGACATCCATGGCGACCTGATGGCTTTTGTTGATCTGCTCCATGTTTTGGAGCGTGGCGAAGGCGTCTTGGACATTGTCCTTGCCGGTGACTTCGAGGGCGACGGCGATGGCTTTCGGGTTGGAGTTTGCGGAGATTTCGGCGAGGAGGTCTTTCCACCGGGTGTCGTCCACCGTGGTGGTGATGGTGACGACGGCGTTGGTGTCGCCGATGGAGGCGGCGGCGTTTTTGGCGTTGACGAAATTGGTGGCGAGGCGGGCGGCTTCGTCGGCATTCACGCCGAGCTTGGTCTTGTATTCCTCGGTGAGCTTGGCGATTTCCTGCTGGCCTTCAAGTTGTTGCTTTTCGCTTTCAAGGGTCTTGACGAGTTGCTCGTTGCCGCTGGCCTTGGCGGCGTTGATGGCGGTCTCGAGTTCGACAAGGGCGACGGCGTTGGCTTTTTCTTTCTCGGCATCTTCAGCGGCCTTAGCTGCGATTTCGGCACGCGCCTCTTTTTCTTTTTCGAGCGTTTCGTTGGTCTTTTCGCGCTCGGCGTTGGTTTCTTCAGCGGTTTTCTTGATAGCCTTTTCTTGCTCCTCGATGCTTTTTTGAAGCCCTTCGAGGTCGGCGAAAAGCGGCGGGACTTTGGCGTAGTTTTCTTCGAAGGATTTGGGAAGGGCTGCGCCGGCTTGGGTGAATTGCTCGCCTATGCGTCCGGAGGCTCCTTTTAAGTCATCTTCAATCTTATTAGCGGCCGTGTTTGATTGATTGGCCATATCGTTCAAGGCTAATGCCATGGACTCGCCTAGACCATAAGGGAGCGCTTCAAAGGTCGTTGCCAAGTCTCTCTGGATACTAGAGGCGACCCGTTTTCCAAACATTTCAAAAGCCGAAATCGCCGTGCCAATCAATGCGCCGGATGGGGAGAAGATTTCCCCAAGAAATTGGCCGGCGGATTGAAACGCTGCAATGAGTCGCTTGTAAATTTCATTCGCGGTTTGGGCGGCTTGGAGCTTGGTGCTGTCCCAGAAGACCTGAAGCCCGGCTGAGATTTGGCCCGTCTGGAAAGCATCCACGGCAGCTTGAAACCCGCCCATGGCTTTCTCGCCGCCGAGGAAGGCGTCGGCGAGGTTTTGGCCGATCTTGGCGGCGTCGATGCGGGAGAGGGCCGAGGTTATCGCGTCGATCGCGGGGAGGGCTTTGTCGAGGATGCCTGCGGCGAAGTCTCGGACTTTTTCGCCGATGGTTTTGAACCGGTCGCCGACGGCGTCGAAGGTGGCGTTGCGGCGGTCCATGATCTCGGCCATGGAGCCTACGGTGTCGCGGGCTTCGCCGAGCTCGCCTTCGAGATTGGTGAGGAGGGGCAGGAGTTCGGCACCGGATTTGCCAAAGACTCCCATGGCGGCGGCAGCGCGCTGGGTGGGGTCGTCAATCGAGTTGATGCCGGAGGAAAGGATTTTGAGCTGCTCGGTGGGAAGTTTGCCTTCGAGTTCGTCCACGGAGACGCCCATAGCGGCGAAGGCATTCGCGGCGGTGCCGGAGCCATCGCGGGCGTCCTCAATGTTTTTCTGCATCTTGGCGATCGAGGAGCCGACTTTCTCTGCGCCGATGCCGGAATTGTCGAAAGCGCGCTCGAGGACGAGGAGCTTGCCTGCGGTCTCGCCGGTGGAGGCAGAGAGGTCTGAGAGGCGACCGCCGAGGTCGAGGGCGTCACCAAATCCTTGAACGACATTACGGGCGGCTGAAAAAGCAACATCGACAGCGGCAGAGAATGCTTTGACGGCGAGTTGGCCAACGGCGACGGCACCGGCCATTCCGGTAAAAGAGTTGCCGAAGCCTTCCGCCGAGGCCTGGGTGTTGGACTCTAGATTTTTGAGGGAATTCTGAATTCCTTTGAGGCCTTGCTCGATGCCGTCTGTCTCGGCTCCGATTTTGACTGTGATTGCGGATCCTTCGGCCATGGTTATGCGGTGGCCTTGAGGCCGGGGTATTTAGCGGCGATGTCGCTGGTTTTTTTGAAGACTCCGAGGCGGAGGTTTTTCTTAAAGAAATTCGTGCGACCTCGCATGGCTGCGCGGATGGCATCACGCACGCTGCCCGAGTAGGTGCGGGAGTTGGTGATTTCGATAAAGAATGAGGAGCCGTCTGTCTTTTCGGTGCCTGTGGCGTTTTGCGGGTAGTCGCCGCCGGTAGTCTTGGACTTCTCGACATAGGCAGGGGCGCTGATCGAGATGCCGAGCGATTTGGCGACTTGCAGCCAGCTCTTCTTGGCGAGGCCTCGGGCCTCTTTGCGTTTGGCAATGCTGCTTTTGATCTGCTTCTGAATCCCTGCCCAGATGGCATCGGGGAGTTTCCACCCTCGAGAGGCATGAGCGCTGCCTGGCATGAGGTAGGTTTTGCCGTTGAGCGTGCGGGCCACGGTGCCTTGAACGCGAGCGGTGATGAGTTTGACCTGTGCGGCTTGGGTTTTCTTCACCGCCGCCTCGAGGATCGATTGGGTCTCGGCGCGGATGATGTCTTGAAACGACGCGCCGGTGATCTTCGACATCTCCCGCATGGCGCGGGTGAAGTCGCTGGCGACGACATTGAAACTGGCGGAGGCTTTAGGCATCGAGGTTTTGGAAAGCGGCTTCTATGGCTGCGAGGGAGTCAAAATCGGTCGCTCGGTTGTTTCGTCCCCAGACTCGTTTGCGCCCGTGCGCGAAGTCGTCGGCGTGGAGGATTTGAAGGCCGGCCGCGAACGGGAGGTCTTCCAAAATCTCTCTGTAGCCCCAGCCGGTTGTCTTGGCGATGCGGTAGACATAGCTCGCGAGCCAGCCGGGGCTGTTTAGTTTCCCGCCGAATCCTTGGCGCCGGGTTGGCTGCTGTAGCTGGCGAAGTATTCGTTCGTCCGCTCGAGGCAGAGGCTTTGCAGGTCGGCGATCTCTTGGGCGCTCGGAGATTGTTTTTCCATCCAGTCATCGACGGCGGAGGCGAAGCGGGAGAAGTCATTGACGACAGAACGCACGGTGGCCTTGGACGCTCCGTGGATGAAGCCGAAGCCGGAGGCGCGCCACATGATGTCCATGTCGGTGGTGAGGATTTTGTTGCGCTGCATCCAGCTGATCTCGAGCGCGGCGGTCGGGCGGAGTTCCCAGCGGGAGAGCTTCTGCGGGCCACTTGTCATGGCTTGCTCGCGGAGGACTTCGTCGTCGGTGAGGAGGTCGGTGTCGGTGGTGGTGGGTTGGGTTTGTTTTTTCATGGTTTTTTGTTTCTAGAAAAGTTTGGAGAATTTGCGTCGGGTTTCTT